TGTTGTATTGTGTTACATTACAATATAATCAACCATGTTGGGTTGTTTGTGATTATATTACAATACATTGTGTTACATTTTAATACATTTTACTTTATTTTAATACATTTTACTTTATTTTAATACATTTTAATTCATTTTACTTTATTACACTCGATTTGTATTACAAAAAATTACAAAAAATTACAATGTATTACAATAAAACGCAACAAATTACATTGTAATATATTGTAATATATTGCAATACAACACAATACATTGTAATATATTGTAATATATTGTGTTACACGGCTTATACCGAGTATATTATAATACATTGTAATACAATTATCATGTAACACAGGGGATTGTGTTACATTGGGAATACCAAAAAAAGAAGAAAAAAGAATTTGACATCTTGGGGGGAATCGAATAGAGTTCGTCGCTTATGAAATTCCAATACTCTGATGGAGGACGATCCATGTATTTCTCTGGAACAGCAGAAGGAGATTGTGTAACAAGAGCATTTTCCCTTGGATTGAATAAATCCTATTTGGAAATATATGAACTTGTCAACAAAAAATCTCAATTAGAATTAAATTCCATAAAGATAAAAGGAATTGGAAAGAAAAAGAAGGATGTTTCCTCTGCAAGAGGTGGTGTATATCCTAAAACAATTAGAAAGATTGCAGATCATTTTGGATTGAAGTTCAAGGCAAGGGTGGGTGAGGTGGGAAAACTCAAAGGAAAAAACTATTTGGTTTTACTTGCCGAACACATGACCTGTATTAGAGATGGAATTTTGCTTGACACCCATGATTGTTCTGATTTAGAATACTACGGATACTACAAACTATGAAAACATACATGGTATATTGCACTCTGGATACAGAAGACCCCTTTATGGTGGAAGCAGAAACATTACAGGAAGCCCAACAAGAAGCACTCAATGAATTGGGATGGCATCTAATAGCATCAGAAGATGACTTTGAATCCGAGGAAGTGTTGTAATGCAACAGCGTGTTACAATAAAGCGTGTTTTATTACCACACACATTATACTCCCACACACTTGTATCCACAGATACTCGCATTGAAAATAAATGTTGACAATGAAAAAGTATTGAAATAGATTGAAAACCTTATGAGCAAACTAAAGAACTTCGCAGTAGAAACCGCAAAAGAACGAATTGGAAGATTGGTTCAGATTGAAGACGAATGGAAATTCCTTGTTTGGGTGGATGATTTGAGTTCGTGGATATTCTCTGCACCTAAAACAAACTATTCCGATGCTTTATTCAACAGAAGTCAAATGTTGATTGATTGCGCCAGACAAATAATGGGATTGGAAAGCAAACAATATGAAGGAGGTGATTGGATAATGTATTTGAATTAGAATAGAATAGTTGATGTTTATATTTTCATATAGTTAGAAGAAAGTTTTCATGCAACCAACCCGATACAATAAAATGTATCGGGTTGGATTGTTTTGTATTGGAATGTATTTCAATTATATTGGAATCTATTCCAATATATTGTAATGTATTTTATGTAACACAATAATTTGTAGTGTATTGTGTTACATTGGGGATACCCCCCCGGTATTACAATACATTACAATACAACCTGGTGTAACACAATACATTCTAATACAATACCCCGGAATGTAACACAAGATATTACAATACCATTCCAAGTAACACAATACATTACAATACAATTTTGCTTTCCATGTAACACAAAAGAATACAGAAAATAATTCTTGCAATCAGAATAAGATTGTTTAGATTGGATTCATCAGCGGTTCCTATGTTCCGACTGATACATGGGCAATGCCTCCCACATAACGGCAATGCAGGAACAGAGATGCCTACTCTATAAAACTGGCACTACTACTATGGCACACATGATTGAAGAAAACATCGACCTCGTTTATTCCATCGAAGGAACCGAATGGCATGGGCTGGCGCAAGTCCGCGAGGAAATCACCGAAACGGAATTTGACTCCCTCTCCCATGAGATCATCGAGTCTCCTGTCACCTGTCAAGTCGAAGGACAGACGATTGAGCTTCCCAACCACAAAATCCTTGTGGCTGATATGCGCCAGTCTCGTCCCGATCTGGATGCGGGTCAGCAGTTTGTCCCTCTCCATGTTCCCAAAGCAGGTTACAAGGTCATCAATAACCGCGATGTAATCAACTGCATGAAGGAATCCTTTGCGGGATTGGATGTTAAGATCACAACTGCTGGCACTCTGGAAGGTGCGAAGAAGTTCTTCGTATCGGTTGACATTGGTGATTCTGACCTCATCATCAACAAGGACAACTTCAAGGCTTATGTCAACTTCATCACTGGTCACGATGGCACTCTGGCGATGACTGCTTACGATTCCCTCATCCGAATCGTCTGCATGAACACGCTGATGGCATCCCGATCTGCTGCTGGCGAGGTTGGTTTCTCGGTCTATCATACCAAAAATGCTGACTTGGCAATGAAGAACCTTCCCGAACTCTTCAACGCTATCCTCAAAGGACGCGCAAACCTCAAGGAAGTCATGGAGTATCTGGAGAACAACAAGTGCGACCACAATGATGCTCTTGCGATGGCAGCAGGTTACTTCTGCTTGGAGACTGACAAAGCGGAACTCTCCACTCGCGCCATGAATGCTGCCCAAGGCATCGCTACCCTGTTCAGCCGTGGCATCGGTAACAAGGGAGAGTCCCTGTATGATCTGGCGAACGGCGCGACTGAATACTGGACTTCTGGTGAGGGAACAGGCAAAGGCAAGACCTCTGCTGCTGACCGCACTTACCGCTCGGTCATGGGAAGTGCCGCAACCCACAAGGAATCCTTTGTGGCAATGCTGGCGAACGATGATCGTCGGAAGGATGCTCTGAAACTTGGCAAGCAAGCTCTCGCTCTCGCAAAGTAAAGAGAGGTATCACAAGACCCTCACTCGAAAGAGTGGGGGTTTTTTGTTATCTATTACTCTATGTTGTATTGTGTTACACCAGGGTAGCATATGAATTTTGTTTTTATAACGCATTGTGTTACATTCTAACATGGTGTTGCATTGCCGCATGTGTTGTATTGTGTTACACGCCCACCCTCGCGTATTCGTATTTGTGTTACATGCAAATATATGCTTGCAATAAAATCAAAATCAATTAGATTGAAAGTCCAATGAAACCAAACTCATTCACTCCCTACGGAAAATATGAACCCATGACAGGAATCGGAATCGCACAACTCCGCTGTATCGGCGGCTGGACTGGCGATTCGGTTGGTGGTTATGGTTACTGGACAGGTAAGGGTTGGGCATCCAATAAGTGCCATGCTCGTCGCTACACTCCATTCAAGGCGGCTCTGGTTAACCTCTGGCTTGCCATCACCGATAGTCAATTCAAATCCCATTATGTATTGAGATACTATTCTGATGGTGGAGGAAACCATCCTCTGTTCATCTAATAAGAATGGGGGGCGAAAGCCCCCCATTACTTTATAATATATTGTGTTACATTACAATGTATTATAATCTATTACAATACCTTGTGTTACTTCAGAATATACTACAATGTATTGTGTTACATTCCGGGGAATACATTACAATACATATCTTAATGTAACACATGGACTTGTGTTACATGGGCGCTGCCAATAGGTATTACAATACATTGTAATACATTGTAATACTATTACCCAAGAAGTAACACAATACATTGTAGTAACTACTGGGTAATGTAACACAAAAGAATACAGAAAATAATCCTTGCGGTTTATTCTGATTGGAATAAGGTGTGAATCGTCAACCGACACCACCTAACCAACCACTACCTATGTCTAAACTCTATACATCAGAAGTCGCAAACGCCGAAACCAAAATGGAATCCCGCCACAAGATAGCTCGCTCTATTCGGGCGGCAGGAAAGCACTCCAAGATAATACATTACCTTGGAGGCGTATCGGAAGAGACTCCATTTGAGAACTACTTCTCTATGGCTCGCAATACCTTCGTTCGATATGAGAGGGATTCCTGTGAAACTCCCAAGCACTACATGGAGGCTACATGGGTTGGCGACGATCTGGTAGAAAAGCAATCGAATCAAATCGGATACTTCGCCAATGGTAACTTCTTCGATGAGGTTTGGGGATTCATTAACATCTTTGAGGAGGAGAAAAACTACTTCTGGCTTGACTTCTGTGGAATGCCTACGGAAGACCTTCTGGATAGTCTCTACTACTCATTCTTTCACGAGGATAGCCACATGGAATGCGCCGAGGAAATCTACCTCACCTTCTATCTCAATGCCAGAGGGGTTAAGTTTGTTTCCAACATCATCAACCGATATGGAAACTCTCTTGAGGATAGAGCAAAATCCCTATGCGATTCAATCCGCGAAAAATTTAATGTTGACAATTACCAGTTTTCAGTCTTTGATGTATACCTCAATGGTAACTCCCCAATGGGAGTCATCAAAATCAGCAAGCAGTAAACCCAAAAATAGAAAGAACCATATGCCAAAAGCAAACACAACAACAGCAGTAAACCGCAACATCATCAACTCCCAAAACTACGCTCTGATGCGCGACAAGGGATTCACCAACCTCGAAATCCAGACCATGTGGATGATGCCCAGGCAAGCAATCGCCGCCTTCCAAGCATGGAACACGATGGGGGGTAAGACATGGAAGAAGGAGGAACAAGACCTCCTCTCGAATGTGGATGTTCGCCAAGTCTGCCAGAATACCCTGTGGCATGGGCAGGAGGCAATCGACCCAGTAGGTCGAGTCTTCCCGAATGTGGAGATCGACGCTCTGACAATCTAACCTCAACCGAGAGGGAGTCGAAAGACTCCCTCTCTTCTTTTGTATTGTTGTGTGTTACATTACAATATATTATAATACATTGTGTTACATTGAAGCAGTGTGTTACATTACAACATGTTTCCACACACAATACATTGTGTTACATGGGATTCGGGGGTGAATGTAACACAAATAAATACAGAAAATAATCCTTGTGTATTATTCCGATTGGATTATTCTTTAGTCCTTATGACAGCACTACCACAAGCACCACACAACACCGTCCTCTTCAACATCGCCGCCTACACCCTCATCGGCTTGACTCCAGAAGACAAGCACAGGGTTTATGATCACATCGAATGCACGATGAACGGAGATGGATTGTATGAGGGGGCAACCAAGGAGACAATCCTTCAAGCCTATCACGACCTCGAAATGGGCGATGTTTACGGATATGACTGGGTTGACCATATCACCCATATCTTGGAGGAACTCGACCTCATCAAGCCATACATCAAACGATAACACCCAGGAGATACAGGGAGCCGAAAGGCTCCCTGTATTTTTTTACAATATATTGTGTTACATTACAATACATTACAATACACCACAATATATTACAATTCCTATAAAGTAACACATAGGCTTGTGTTACATGGGATATCCCAATAGAAATTACAATACATTACAATATAACATAATACATTACAATACACCAAGAGGTAACACAATACATTACAATACCAATCTCCATGTAACACAAAAAAACACAAAAATAATTCTGGACATATCGGAAGACCTGTGAGATAGTAATTCCAGTCTCAAATGAGGCTACGGAGCAAAGCCAGCCGATCAAGTGGCAAGGGGCGGAAATCCCCATATTAAAATGAAAATAGCAGACATCACAAACCTCCTGTTCACCCGAAAAGGTCAGAACCTCTCAGCCATCATCGGCAAGGAACTCAAGACTCGCAAGGGTATCACCGATTGCGTGGAGAAAGTCACCAGCATCGTTATCCGCGCTGGGATCGACTATGACAACCAAGCACTCGTCAAAGAGGGTCGTGAAGACGGTTCCCTGCCATCGGAAAATGCAGGTCTTCCGTGGGGACAATGGGTGAACTTCCCATTCCATATCGAACACAAGGGGACTGATTATGTCCGCTTCTATTCGGCTTCTGGACTCGCTTTCGAGCCAAAGGTGGAATACTACCTCAACGGAGTTCTCTCCGATAAATTGACAATTCAGCCGCTCTGCCTTGCCAGTGAGTTTCCGAACCGCCAAGACGCACCTCTGGCGATGACAGTCAAAGCAGAGAATGTCAAGGCAATCTTGATTTAGGTGGTGGCATAGGGGGAAGGGGAGGCGAAAGCCTCCCCTTCTTCGTATTGTATTGTGTTACATTACATTGTGTTACATGGAATTACAATACATTATAATTTCCATAATGTAACACATGGATTTGTGTTACATAACGATGCTGGATGCAACCAAATGTAACACAAATAAACACACAAAATAATCCTTGCAATAAAAACAGATTGGAATATCTTGGAGACTCAATCCTATGCTTAATACAAAAATCCAAATCGAACGAGTAGATGTCCGTAAGGATGTCGCAGTTGTAGATCAGAATCCAGAGTTCGCTGATATGTGCAACCCACAAGGTTATATTTATCGTCATACCTTCGATGTTCTGGCGATGACAGAGGGTGGTCGTCGTTTTCGTCATCGTCATTTCTTCGGTGAAGATCGGGATAAGGCTGATGCCTTGGCAATCAAAGTCCTTCATCGGGGGGAGATCGATCTTTCTCATTGGAACGAAACCTATCCAGAATATGGATCGCCAGCTTGGGCAGTCGAGGACGCTCATCGTCAAGTTGATCTCGCTTGCGCCCTACGGCGAGGCGATATGGAAGAGGTTGACCGACTCTCTTGAGATTCGGGGAGGCGAAAGCCTCCCCTTTTCTTTTCCATTTTTTGAAAGTAACACATAGACTTGTGTTACATGGATATCGATTATCTATTCACAATGCAATGTAATATAATGTATTACAATACATTACAATACATTCTATCTATTCATCAAGTAACACAATGTATTACAATACATTACAATTCATTACGCGCCCCATGTAACACAAAAGAATACAGAAATAATTCTTGCGTCTTTTCTATTCTGTGCGATTCTGTGCTTCCAATGATCACCACACCCAAACAAGCGCAAGCTATCACACACTCGCTCTCAACCCCTTCTAAAATGCCCTGCCACGGATATTCAATCCCTGCCAGCCGATGCATCACGGGAAGCAAACTCCGCAAAGTGGCAAACTCGGTTTGCTCGGTTTGCTATGCTCTCAAGGGGCGTTATGTCTTCCCTAATGTTCTGGACGCGATGGAAAGGCGTTTCAAATCCCTCTTTAACTCGGCGTGGGAAGACGCGATGGTTTTTCTAATTGGAAAGAAAGAAAAGAGCGGCTTCTTCCGCTGGCATGATTCGGGCGACCTCCAAGGAGAATGGCATCTTCAAAAGATTGTCAATGTCGCCAATCGTTTGCCAATGATCAAATTCTGGCTTCCGACTCGGGAGATTGCAATTGTTTCCGACTGGGTTGATGCTGGAAATAAAATTCCCGACAATCTCACGATTCGACTCTCGGCTTTCATGTTAGACGGTCAACCCCCCCTCGCCGCCGCTAATCGCCTTGGCTTATGCGTAAGCGGTGCGAGTGATTCAAACTATAATTGCCCCTCATCCTCGCAGGAGGGCAAGTGTGGGGATTGCAGGAATTGTTGGGATAAGAGCGTCTTTCAAGTGAACTATAAAAAACATTGACAGGTGCATAGGGGGAAGGGGAGGCGAAAGCCTCCCCTTCTTCGTATTGTGATGTGTTACATTGCAATGTATTGAAATGTGTTACATAAGAATGTGTGCTAAAATGTTGCATTGTGTTACATTGACGCAGTGTGTTACATTGCAACATGTTTCCACACCTATCATGCAAGAATGCGGGTGCATGTATGTAACACAAACAAATACAAAAATAATTCTGGACATTTAATTGGAATGGATTATTCTGTAGCTCTTATGACACCACTCCAACTCCAACTCCAACTCGCACAGAAAATGATCAACATGGGAATCCCCGAATCCCTCATCGCCCAAGCACTCACCAGAGTCCTCATCGATGAATACGGAATCCAAGAAGGTAACTTCCGTAGGGTTTGCCAGAACACCCGCGTCGATCCTATCATCAAGATCAATGACGATGCCGCTTGGTATGAAAAATACAACGGCTTCATGACCGAAACACCTTGAGATGGAGTCGTAAATCCCAGTCATGAACTGGTAGCTGAAAAGCCATCCTTGAAGAGGGAGTCGAAAGACTCCCTCTTCTCTTTTACAATCTATTGTGTTACATTCCAATATGTTGTGTTACATTATAATATATTACAATACATTACAATACATTACAATATATTACAATACATTGTAATACCTATCTCAATGTAACACAGGGATTTGTGTTACATTAGGAATCCCTTCGCGCCGTGCGCCGTGCTGCCAGGTGTAACACAATACATTACAATACATTGGACTTATCCAGGATGTAACACAATACATTACAGGCGCATACACGCGTAATGTAACACAAATAAACACATAAAATAATTCTTGTGCTTTGATCGGATTGGAATATTCTGATGGCCTTATGACAAAACCAACTGCACTCTCACTCGCCAATGAAATCGCCGCCATCCTTGGTTGCATCAATCAAGAGCGGATTAAAGCCTCAAAGGAGATCATTGCTTCCCTGTGGAACTACACTCGCCAAGAGGAAAGCACTGCATTTTTCATGGGCATGATCATGCGTGTCATGCTTCCCGAAAAGGATTCCCAATGCCTCCACACGCTAGGTCAGCTAATCGAACTGGCTGAACAGCGTCATGAGGAACTATTGGAGTTTTACCGCAAAGAGCGGGAAGCAAAGATCGAAGCAATTCGCGCTCGCAATCGCCCCCCCCATCCTGCGATTACAGCTTGCACGATGGTCTATGCTGGCGACGATTGCGGAGACTGGTAATCAACCACAACCAACCACAACCAACCACAACTATGGCATCATACCACGACGACAACTACGGCGATTACAGAATTGAATCCGAAGAGGATGTAGAATTCTACCACAATGTCCAGAAAAACTCAGTCTGGAAGGCTTGCAAGCGATGCGAGCGTCAAGTCTTCCTCCGCAGGGACTATGCAATCTGTAACTCCTGCGCGGATGAGGAGGAAAGATTCTAAAAGGATTGGGGAGGCGAAAGCCTCCCCTTTTCTTTTGCTTGTATTGTGTTACAATACATTGTGTTACATGGCAATCCCACCGGCTACCGGCTTCGCCGCTCATGTAACACAATACACTGAACATAACCAGGATGTAACACAAATAAACACATAAAATAATTCTTGTGCTTTGATCGGATTGGAATATTCTGTATGCCTTATGTTCAAAGTTACCTACACAATCATTGGCAATCGGGACTGCATCTGTAACGCTGGCTTCAGCAAGTCGGTGAAGATTGCACTTCAGAATGCCTTGCGAGCTGCATGGGATGCCTATGAGCTTTCCCACAACACTAACTGGGCTGATTGCTGGGTCAGAATCTACAATCCATACGGAAAGGAAATCTTTTCGGGATTTGAGAGTGATCTCCGCTAACCGCAACCACAACCACAACCACAACTATGTTAATTAACTCCAACACTACAAACATCTGGAACACAGCCCTCAAAATGGAGGGACTCGACGGCTTCACTGGTCATATCGAGGATCACGAGATCAGTGCTGTTTATCGCTCAATGGGGATTCTCACGCAGGAGGCACTGGAAATTCACGATGCTCTCTGTGAGGAACGCGAGAATGCTGATCGCGCATCAACCGCTAATCTGGAGAATGTCATCAGAATGTCTCATCTCTCTCACCTCTTCCCACAGAACGATATGAGGCTTGATCAGTGGGGACATTTCCTCATCAAGCAAACGGAGGATTGATGCCGAGATTGGGGAGCCGAAAGGCTCCCTTTTCTTTTGCTTGTATTGTGTTACAATACATTGTGTTACATAGTAATGTGTGTTAAAATAATGTATTGTGTTACATAGCAACAGCGTGTCGCATTACCGCGCATTCCCCCGCGCCAGGTGTAACACAATACAACACACTTCCACACAGGCACATACATATCCATGTAACACAAATGTATACAAAAATAGTTCTTGTGCTTTGATTGGTTTGGAGTATTCTGTATGCCTTATGTTTAATACACCTCGCTGCTTCATCGAAGGACAACTCCAAGTCGTGGAAAACCCAATCACAGGCGGTATTCTGGTTGAGAATATCAGCCAGCTATCGGGTCGCATCACGAAGATGTTCATGGGCGTTGATTTCAATGCGTTCATGGACGCCTATAACTCTTGGCAGTCAATCGGTGAACCTATCCAGTGGGCGTTCTCCATGCTCACGGCTGATGAACGAGAGTTCATCAAGACTGGCATCTCGCCCGAGGAATGGGACACCCTGTTCGCAGAGTAATCCCCACAGAGGGAGGCGCAAGCCTCCCTCTTTTCTTTTGTGTGTATTGTGTTACATCGCAATGTATTGTGTTACATCACCACTCCCTTCGGGCTGCGCCCCTAATGTAACACAACATCATGTAACACAACCGCACCGCTCACACTTGGCACAGCACTTACTATTGCCGCGCAATTGTCTGACAACAATTTTTCAGAATTGTATTGCAATGTGATTTTTCTGGTGTAGTTTCAACTCATCGCCAGCAACTACGCCAGCGAGCGGGGAACGGCTCACCCGAACCGAACGAGCCATGCAGTTAGAAAGTCCAAAATTATGTCAACTACACCCACCACCTCCGCCACCTCCGTCCTCAACTTGCGCCTCGATGACGCGACGAAGGCTCTCATCGCGTCCGAAGCTATCCGCGACGGAAGATCCATGAGCCAGATCGCCCTCCGGGCAATCAAATTGGGTCTGGCTCAAATGGTTCCGCCCGCCCCTAAGCCCTCGGTGAAGGCTCCTGCGAAGGCTCCCAAAGCAAAAGCCAAGCGCAAGAAGGGCGGCGACGAGGGAGCCGCTGGCGCACTCGTTCCTGCGAAGTAATACCAGGAGAGCGGACAGCCCCCTCGCGCAAGCGGGGGGGCTTTTCTGTGCGATTAAACTGGTAGGTAATTCTTGCCCAGCAACTTCTGCCGATGGGCAAAATATACTCGGCAGAATTTACCCACTTCACTTGGCACGGCACTTGCTGGTAGGCAAGAATTGCCGATTTTGCACCTATTAGACAGGCAATAATTGCCTACCCCCTCTGGAAAAATTTGCCTATAGGCAAAAATTGCCGACCGCCCCCTTGGGGGGCAATGCGCCCTCCTACATTCTATAAAATTTTTACCCTACAATACTATTAAAAATACCCTACAATATATTACAATACTATTAAAAATACCCTACAATATACCCTACCCCATATAAAACAATTACAAAATTTTACAATGATTTAAAAACGCCGTATTAAAACACTGATTCATTATTACAATTAAATTATAATATATTGTAAAAAAATTACTCTTTATCCATGGGGTATAACAGTAAGTATAGAACATGAAGAACAAAGACCAAATAGTATTGGAAAGTTTATATTCCAAAATTTTAACCGAAGAGAGAAACGTTCCCCCTGCTGATTGGGATAAAGGTTTTGAATTTCCTATGAAGATTGGTTCTGGTGGAAAAGAGGTTCCATTTAAAAAGAATGGTAAATGGTATTTGTATGTTTGGGATTCCAAGAACAATAAACATTTTTACTATTGCTATGATGATGACATTTATCACCCCGATACTGAATTCGGTAATCTTTAATATAAATATATAAACCATGAAAAGCAAAGATCAAATACTATTAGAGAGCATATATTCCAAAAAAGTTTTAAAGGAAAACGATTATTATGTGAATTTAAATGGAGATGTTAATAAAAAACAACCAGATCATAAAATGACATTAGGTGGAAAGGTTAACTTAAACGGAGATGTTGTTCCTGACGAATATAACAATAGCAAACAATCAAAAATTAAATTGATAGCAATGGATGGTCAATTACATACGCCTTTTGATGTCGCTAGTAATGAAATAAAAAATTATTGGGGTGATGATGATATTGCTAGAGAAGGTTTAACACTTGTTGATAGAGACGAAACTGGCGATGTTATAACCGCAAGTTGGCCTAATTATGATACTATAGATTTAGCAAAACTTTTATATGGTGCAAGAGAAACCGGACAAATACCATCAGATACAACATCTGTTTTATTGCCCGATGGAACAGAATTTGAGATAGATGCTCACGGCGTTTAATCTTTAAACAATAAACCACTCTGGAGTATTTCCCATCTTCCACTTGGAAAATTCTTTCTTATCCTTGATATAATATGTTCGATATGCCTTGACTGGATCTTGGTCTTTATATTCGGGGGGCATTGCCTGTGCATGGGGTGTTAATTCTCCTTCTGGAATCATATTGGCATGATTCCTGCATGTTTGGAAAATAGGATAAGATTTGTGCTGTTTTCCATAGCGACGAGTATATTCTTGAAATAGTTCCTCGGTCATTTCACACAACCAATTAAAGTTGCTTCTTGTTTGTCGTGTCCAAATCGTACAAGGATGATTTTTATGTGCAATCTTATAAACTCCTTCCACTGTGTCATTTGAATGAACACGAATTGCGGTTGAAAGCATTTGGGTATGTTCAAGGATTAATTTTATACAATGTTTGTCATTGTGATATCTTGCTGCCATTATTGGGTTTTTGTCGAGAATGAATATATTAATAGAGTTATCCTACCTTTCTGATATATAAAATACTATATATTTTTTAAATTCTGTCAATAAAAATTAAATGTAATTGTGAACATTCGGTATAAATATAGTCATGACAAAAGAATGTTTGCAATGTAAAAAAGAATTCAAAATTAGAAATAAAAACTCTAAATTTTGTAGTAAAACTTGTAGTAATATATTTAATGGTAATATAGTAAACCAATTAAATAAAAATAAAAAAATATGTTTAGAGTGTTTAAAAGAAAAAACATTTAACTTATTTTCAAGAATTGACAAATCTAATAAATTTTCAGGCGTACGAGATGTGTGTAAAAATTGTTCAAGAGCAAAAAAAGAAAGAGAAAAAAGAGCAAGAACGTGGAAATATGATGCTGCAAAAATAATGTTAATGAATAGTAAAGCAAGAGCAAAGTTAAACAATATAGAATTTTCTATAACGGAAGAAGATATTAAAATTCCAGAAAAATGTCCCGTTTTGGGAATACCGTTATTTAGATGTAAAAAAGATAATTGGAATAATTCACCATCAATTGATAGAATAGATAATACGAAAGGATATATTAAAGGAAATATTGTTATTGTGAGTAGGAGAGCTAATATTTTAAAGAAAGATGCAACAATAGAAGAGTTACAAAAAATGGCAAATTTCTATAAACAATTCAGTCAAGTATAAATATTAAAATACTATAATGAGAAACAAAGATCAAATACTACTGGAGAATTTGTATGAAAATATTCTTTTAGAAGGTAAAAGAGTTCCCCTAAGAAACATTTCAGAATTTAGTGAAGAAGAAAAACAAAACATTTTGGGAAAACTTTCTGATGTTGAAAGATCTCAACTTGGAACAGCCAAAGGTGGGAAATCTGCTAAAAATTATATGAGTGCAGATGATTGGATTATTATAAGAGATTTTCATTTAAGAACTAGATTGAAAGAAACTCCCGACACTAATACAAATTTATGCGCCTATACACCCGGCGAAACATTAAAACTTCTACAAAATCCAATTATAAAACAATGGTTTTCAATGGTAGAAAAATTTAAAATACCAGAAGGAAAGGAAAAGGTAATATTTGTTTCTTGTGCTGCTAGTAAAAGATGGGGAGAAAATGCAAAAGCTAAAGATTACAAGTGCTATAATATATTAAGAAAAGAAAATAGTAAAGTATATTGGGTTACTATATCGGAACCACTTGGAATTGTTCCAGAAGATCATTGGGATGATTTTCCTCTTTATGATAACCCCGGTCTTTTTACGAGTCAAGGTCAAGTTGAATCAAAATTCTGGTTGAACCAAATGGGTAAACAAGCTAGTTTAGCGTATCCCTTTGATCAAAGTGCATTTAAAGAGTGTATTAAAATATTGGGAGATGTAATTAAAAAGTTTTATGAATTTAATAAACAAATATATCCTAACCTAAAGTTTATATCTGCTGTTGAAACTCCTTCTGAAAAAAGTACCCATAGTGCAATGTTGGATTATTCTGGTATTCTTCAACAAGAACAAAGATATTCAAAACCAAAAAAGAATGATCCTATGGAAATAAGAATGCCACACTGGAAAGATATATCAAATAAATAATATAATGAGAAACAAAGATCAAATATTACTGGAGAATTTGTATAATCTTATATCGGAAGGTAAGAAAGAAACTATTGATTATCTTCAGAAGAATGGAGCGGATCAAGATACTATTACGCTTTTTACTAAGCTAGATGCTACTGGAAAACCTTTATTCCCAACGGATCAAGCTATTATAATGTTTAATTGGATAAAAGATAATCCAGTAAATCTAAGTGATATTGAAAAAGATTATAACGATTTTAAAAAATATTTTCCAAATAAAAATTTAAAGGATTTTAAAGATTATTTAAATTTTTCAGAAACCGTTCATGCCAAGGTTGGAGAAAAGGAATTTGAAAATAGAAACAAAGATGTTGGTACAATTGATGTTCATGGAGATGACAAAGAGAATGTTATTGCAGATAACGAAGAGGTTTTGATATTAAAGGGTGACGACGAACATAAATGCGTAAGATATGGAAAAGGTTATAGTTTTTGTATATCAAGACCTTATGGTGGAAACATGTATGGAAACTATAGATTGTCGAAGGAATCCACCTTTTACTTTATTTATTTTAAGAAAGTTCCAAAAGAAAATCCAAAACATATTATGGTATTGGATAGAACCAAAGATGGTTGGGAATGGACATTTGGAGAAAATCAAACACAAGTTATTGAAGGTGGTTGGGATGAATTAATTGCACAATATCCTATTCTTGCAAAATATGAAAAAAAGTTTGTTAATAAACCTTTAACAGAGGAAGAAAAAAATTATCAAAGTAAACTTGGAAGTTTTGTTAGATTACCAAAAAAACAAAAATTTGATGGGTTTTCATATAAAGAAAAAGCTGATGTATTGAAGTTTGGTATGGAACTACCAGAAGACGTTTTTGATTCATTGGATAAATTTTTAAGAAATGAATATATCTCGGTTGGTCCTGTTATAGAACAAAACATTTTTGATAAATTAGATGACAAAGAAAAGGAAAGATATACTAAAGTAAGAAAAACAATAATAAAACAACAAGATGTTAAAAGCGTACTGGATCGTGAAATCGTAAAAAACGACCCCGAACTATTTGAAAAATTTGCAAAAGATGATATTCAATATAATCAAAATTTTATTAAAAATTTTAATATAACAACGGAAAATGGTTATTATGATGATAAAATTTATTTTTATAGTAAATACGTACCTTTTGTTGCAAAAAATTTGATTGAATCTGGTAATATTACAATTCATAATACACTTGAAGTACTTTTACCAAATTTAAAAATATGTGGTGACATTCTTCTTTTTGCAGCTATAAATATTGATCTTAAAAATTTAACAGGATGTTTGGATATTTATATACCAGAAGTAAAAGAAATAAATCTTCCAAATTTAAAAAGATGCAAAACCACTAGATTTAATAACGCAAAAATAGTAAATTTACCAAACTTAATAGAGTGTAGAGAGTTTAATGCGAGTAGTAATGAACAACTCAATTTACCAAAGTTAAAAAAATGTAAAACAATTAATGTTACTTCAAAAATAGTAAACTTACCAAACTTAATAGAATGTGAAGAACTTGATGGGACAGCGGGAGTGGAAGAACTATACTTGCCGAAGTTAAAAAAATGTAATAATATTATAAATATTTTTAAACTTAAAAAACTAGTGATTCCTAAGAAAATGATGGAAGTTCTACCTTGGTATATATTAAATCGTACAAAAACAGATTTAGAAATAATCCATCCAGAAGATCAAGAAGTGAAAGTTGAATCTTTCAAGGATTATCTTTTAGAAAAATATAAAAGAATGTCCGCTGGAATGGACGAGGAAGATATTGCAAAGAAAGACAAGGTTCCGGTTTCCACTATAAAAAAACAAATAAAGATGGGGAAGAAAGTGGAAACTGAACACGGAGTAAACATGAAAAAAGCCAAAAGAATTGCAATGGATCATCTTGCAGAAAACCCTAAGTATTATACAAAATTAAAGAAAGCAAAACTATAATGAAAAGCAAAGACCAAATAATATTAGAGAATCTTTATCTAGAAGGATTGTATTCCGATGATACAGATGATGAAACAGAAGAAAACGAAATGGAACCTTTATATATAAGAGGAGAATACTGGTTTGATGAATACGGAGATACGATGTATGCTGATGGTGATTATGGAGATATGAACCATGAGATGTATGTGCAAGATCGCTGCGCAGGAGAAGTGTTGAGTTGGTTTGATTTACATAGTGATGAATCTCCTGCTAATTTAGAAAATCATCTGGATGAAATGATCGAAATTATTTTAAATAAGTTGAATATCAGCGAAGATGACGAGGATTATGATATAAAGAAAGAAGAAATTGAAAACGATCCTTATGATGCTATAATAAATTATTTAAAAACCAATACTCAGATGAAGGGTCCAATATCGGATATAGTATTTTTAGGTGGAGATCGATCAAGTGGTGATGGTAGAGAATTTGCAATAAAAGAATGGGGATGGTCAAGAGTCCATCAAAACCATATAGAAGTAAAAGAATTAACTCCTAAACAATTAAAAATTGTTGCCAGTGGAATAAATCGTGCATTGGAAGAAGAAGGTGTTTACGGAGAAGATGAAGAATTACGCGCATCTCAATCCGAATATAATATATCTACATACACCGGAAAAAGATATACCATTAAATTAGAAGATATGCAAAGTGGAAATGTTGAAGGTTTGGAAAGAGGAGATATAGAACAACCAGTAACTGCTGCTACTCAACAGGTTCGTCAAATGGACGTGGAACAAACACCCTCTTTTTATAAAGGACAATTGGGTGATTCTTATATTCCATCTTTTGGAGAATATTTTCAATTGATAGAAAAAAAAGAAAAAAGAGATCGCTGTTTAAAGAAAGCGGATTCTGTTTATGGTAAAAAAACAAGTGCATATAAAAGTGGTGCGGTTGTAAAATGCAGACAAGGAAAAATTTGGAAAAAGAAAAAATGAATAAGTTCGATGAAACATATAATATATTGATGGAGGGGTTTGAGAAGGAAAAGAAAGAAGGATTGCATGGTTGGTTCTCAAGAAATAAAGGTAAGGGTTGGATAGACTGTAAAACCGGAAAACCATGTGGAAGACAAGAAGGAGAAAAAAGAAAAAGTTATCCTGCTTGCAGACCAACAAAGTCTATGTGTAATTCCAGAAAGAGACATAAAAAAGGTTCAAAGAGAATATCTTGGAAAAGGGGTGACAAGGCTAAATGAGAAACAAAGACCAAATACTACTGGAGAATTTGTATGATTCCATATCAAATGATAAATTCTCCTACCCTTTGACTGTTTTTCATGGAACCGATTTGAATTCTGCAAAAGATATTAAACAAAATGGTTTAGATTTAAGTAAATGTGACCGAGGATATTTTGGAAAAGCCTTTTATGTTACTACCGATGAACAATTAGCAATGAGTAATTATGCCGATTTTTCTGGAGACGAAGAAGGTGGAATTGTATTGAAATTTGAAATGAATCCTATTAATAAAATATTGGATTTAAGAAATTCCGATGATTGGGATTTTTATACAAATTTAAAATATAAAGGAAGAGAGATAAGAGATTTTATGGGATTTGATGAATTTCCATCAATTATGAAATTTCTTGGAATTGATGCTATCTATGATAGATCAAATGATGCTTTTGCAATTTACAATGTAAATATATTAAAGATTATATGAAAAATAAAGATCAAATGCTATTGGAAAATTTATACGTTTCCATATACGAAAACGCAATGACTTCACAAGAAGCTCTTGATAAATTACCAGAACATACAAGAGAGATTGCTAATACTCTTATACAATATCTTTCAAAGGGAGCAAGAAAGGCAAGTTTTTATTATAGGTCAAAACTCTCCGGTAGAGAAGGAAAGTATTATGTTGATCTTGGTGTTGATTATGCAACAGCAAAAAAAGAAAGTCACGAAGAGATTAAAAAATATGTAGAGATGTTAAAAGAATCTGATCCAGAGAATCCAGACATAGAGGTTGGAGAAAAGATTTTAAATCCTTCCCCATCAAATAGAAAACCATCGGTTGATAGAAAAATAAATATTGGTCATGGTATTTCTATTCAAGATACTGTAAAAGAACCCGGTGTATATCGTTTATATATTTATGCTTATGCGCAAAATGATATAGAAAAAGACGAGCAAGGAAAAGCCGTAAGAGATTTTGAAGGTAACTATGTACGCTCTGCTTCTGGTAAGGTTGATGAAGTTGTTCCCGCATCAAAACCAAAATCTTTTAGTAGCGCAGAAGAACTTAATTATAAATTAAAAACAAAACTTTCTAGATTTAGAAGATTCATTTTAGATCCTGAAAATATTTCAGGTGTAACATATAGCGGTGGAGTATTGGAATTCCAACAATAAATAATATCATGGATCTAGAACTATTAGCGGAAAGTATAACAAACAGAAACAGTAAAAATACATTTAATGTATTGAAATATGATGATTTCATAACAGAAAATTCTTTTTGTGATTATTGTAAGGATGATATATTAACCGAAGCTAAACTTGAATTGACTCCAGAAGAAATTGAATTTGAAAATGAATTAAAGAAAAACTTACCAAAACTTAATTTATTATCTGTTTTGGCTGATTCTAAAACTTTAAAATCTTTACATGATAAAAGAAGTGGTAAGCAGTATATTACTGGTGTATTATATATTGCTCCAGCAGAAGAAGGTGGTATTGATGTTTGTATTGGATCGGATGGATGTTGTAGAATTGGTTGTTTAAATACTGCGGGGGATCCGAGAAGACTTGAAGGTAAATTAAAATCAAGAATTAGAAAAGCCCAAGAATTACATTTAAAACCGGAATTGTTTTTTACTAAATTAAAATCTGATATAGTTTTACTTAAACATTTTGCAGATGACTTTGGTTTGAATCTTGCAATTAGAATGAATGGAACGTCCGATTATGATTTTGGTGAAAAAATGGAAGATTTTGTAAGAGAACAAGTTGCAAAAGGTATTAGGTTTTATGATTATACCAAGATTGTTCCTCGCTATAAAAAATATTCAGAAAATAAACTAATACATCAAACTTTTAGTAGGAGTGCATCAAACGATAAATTGGCATTAGATATTTTAAAAAGTGGTGGAAATGTAGCATATGTCTTTTATCAAAAGAGTGGTCTATTACCAAAATATTATTTGGGTTATAAAGTTTTAAATGGAGATGGAAGTGATTTAAGATTCTTGGATGATGATGAAAAAGATTTTGATGAAAACGGAAAACCAATTGGTTTAATAGTTGGATTAACCGCTAAAGGATCATTGCGAGGTAGAGGTAGTATATTCCGAGCAAAAAGAAGATCAATAATTTGGAATAAAAAACAAAAAAACTTAAAATATATTGGATCAAATGAATTCAAAAGAGATTGTATGGATTATTTTGGAGTTTCTAGTTTAAATGATCTACTAAGCAATAGAGATAAATTAAGAGAATATTTAGATTTTCAAAAACCAGATAGTAAATTATTGCAACCCGATGGTGGTTTTGAGATTATTGTCGATGATTTAAAAAAAATCAAACCAGAAGTTTTTGATCCAAATTATAAACCAAAGACTGTTGAAGTTGATCAAGAACAACCACAAACAGAAACAGAAGCAGATACAGAAGTAAGACAAGAAAGTAAAACGCCATCATTTAAATCTTTCTTTTCCGAAGCATGTTGGAAAAATTATAAACAAGTTGGTATGAAAAAGAAAAACGGAAAAGAAGTGCCAAATTGTGTTTCAAATAAAAAGAAAAAGAAATGATATCATTTAAAGAATATTTTCTTCTAGAATCTCCAGAATATATTGATGGTGTTTATGATAGAACGATGTATGATTTTATATATTTTATAGGGGATTCGGAAGGAGTTTTTTTAGCACCACATAATACCGGAAGAGAGTCACATTCATATGTTTTTAGAGAACTTAGACAAAGAGGAATTATAAATAAAAATTATAATGTTGTATATCCAATAGAAAACAACGAAGGCATTGAAGTTTTGGGAAATCCCCAAAAAATAGATTTTAATTATTCTGGTGTTATTTTACCAAAACAAGAAGATATCGATTCCACATATATATCGTATTGGACAAAGGAATCTTTTTTAAAATTGAATGATATAATTTTACCTTATGTTAAAAAGAATATGCCATCTCCATATGCTATGGAATATGTAAAAAAAGAAATTCAATTAGATGATGGTGGTCCAAAAACAGAAGTTATAAGAATTAAATAATATGAAATCTTTTAAACAATATATAAAAGAAATGGCTTATCCTGTAAGTTTTTCTTTTGAAGAATTTAATAACATTAAATCATATAATGGTAAATTGAAATATGCTAATGAAAGATTGCAGAAAATATCTTCCGGTAGTGCCAGAGTTGTATATAAGGTTGATGAAGAAAAAGTTTTAAAAATAGCCAAGAATAAAAAGGGAATCGGTCAAAATTCAATAGAATCTGATTGGGGATTGCAAAGAATGTCTGATATAGTTGCAAAAATATTTGATACAAACGATGATCACTTTTGGGTTGAAATGGAATTGGCTAAAAAATTAACACCAAATAGATTTAAACAATTAGTCGGAATGGGCATAGATGAAGTTTATGATGTTCTTATTGATATGAAAACATTAAATGATATCTCGCACAGGAAATATTTAAACCCTCAACAATTAAAGGAATTACACGACGAATTTAGTCAGAAAGTAAACGACAATGAATTTTTAACATCACTCACGGATATGATTATGAATTTTGGAATGAAGTATCCGGGTGACTTTGGGAGGGTAAATTCCTATGGTGAAGTTCTTAGAGAAGGTGTTCCAACAGTAGTATTGGTTGATTTTGGTCTTAGTGAGTCAGTTTGGGATGATTTTTATAAGGTTAATTAATTTATTATCAAAAACAAATAAGTATATATGATAATAATATGTCGCCAAAAAAAACAAATTGGAACAAGAGGTTAAAGTCCGAAGAAACCCGAAAGAGAAGAAAAAAGGGAGAAGGCTTTGTCACATCTTCTTTTTCTGTTGAGGAGGTTTTAGATGAATCGGGAGAAGTTTTAGAAGATACTGTTATTAAATTTTCATTTGGTGGTATTATAATTCATCTTAGTGTTGCTTGTGCTTTAAAATTAAACAAAGCATTGTCCGATATTTTAAACTTGAAAAAGAGATAATTATTGATATATTTTTTATATAGACATTATGGAAAATAAAGAAAAACACATGGGAAACCTAAAATCAGCAATTGAAGATGAACTTTCACAACTTCTGGAAGAAGCTAGAAAAAAGAGAGAAGAAAATCCAGAATTGGTAGAAGAAGATAATTGAAATTGATAATTTAAATGAATAGCGAATCTTTATTAAAAAGATTAGAAGACATTTCAAAGGGTTTATTGGATCATGATGTTAATGATTTACGCTGTAGACATTTTTCTTTTATAATTTATAAAAATAGAATAATATCAATTGGTACTAATTCAAGAAAAACACATCCGACCAATTTAAAAAACCCCAAAAAGAGTATTAAAACTGGGGAAGATTTTTCTGATCAGAAACATACATGTTCAGAATTAAATGCAATACTTAAATTAAAAAGATTAACAAACATTCAAACTGAAAAATGTACATTGGTAAATATAAGAATTGATAGAAATGGAAAAAAGGTTTTATCTAAACCATGTATGTCTTGTGATAATTTATTAAAATATCATAATTTTAAAAACATAACATGGACAAATGAATCCGGTAATTATGTTTCAAAAAACAAACAAAATAAACTAAATATATAATATGAAAAAAGATGACAGATTAATCAGTGAAATTTATCAAAAACGAATTTTAAATACCGATAAAATTTTAGAAGAAAATCGTTTTGGTAATTTCTTCAAAAGAGGCGTAGAAAAAGTAAAAGGTATGTGGAGCAATCCTTTTGCAAAAAAACCAGAAGAAAATACGCAAATTGATCAACCCGAAGATAATGAAAGTGTGATACAGTCATTAAAAAAAGCATCAACATCGATAGGATCGAACGCATTAGATCCATTTAGTTCTAATGTGAAAATTGGTGGAGATGAAAAATATGCACCACCAGTTATCAATAAAACTCAAGTTAATCCGCAAACTAAAACAGAAGTTAAGCCGGTGGTTACACCACAAAAAAAACGAGAAACGTCTATTTTTAAAAGAGTAAAACCAAACGAATTGAGTGGTATATATAAAGGCAAGGATCCATCTGGATATAAAGTACCAGACGAATTAAAAGATCCGGATACAAATAAAATGACAGGACCAGAAGTAATGGAATATTTGGGTGTTGATATTGAAGAGTTAAATTACTTGGTTACAAAAGCTAAAGCCTTTTCATTTAAAAATAATGAATTGGATGCTAGTAAAATAGAAGGAGACAGATATTTGGCTATACAAAACCTTTTAAAAGATAGAGATAATGATAAAAAGAAATCCGAAGAAGAGTTAAAAAAACAACAAGAAGCTAAAACTCAACCACAGCCACCAGTTGCCACTAAAAAGGTAGGAACCACTAAAAAAGCACCAGCCGCAACTAAAAAAGTAGGCACCACTAAGAAACCATCATCTGCTTCAAAAGCAAATAAACCAGCAACTACCAAAAAAATAACACCCCAAAACTAAGTAATAATATGAAAAGAATTGAAGACGCATATAATGATGTAATACAGAAACAAATAAATGAAAATTTGGGTGATGTTGTAAGTGCAAGAATGGCTCAAGGTGGTAAAATGTTAACTAGTTTACCAAATCTTATATCTCAAATAACAAAAAGAATAAAATTTGCATATCAGTTATTTAAAGATCATAATAATGTAAATGCTCAACAAGGTTTACAAGATACATCAAATGAAATATCTAAACTAAAAACTGGTGTTAAATCGGAAAAAATAAATACATATTTAAATGATGTTTGTATATCCATTACAGAAGAATTTAAATTGGTGGGAATTAAATTAGAAGATCCAAATAAATTTAGAGATGATCTTTTTAAATTTATAAAAACTAGATTAGATGATATAAATGATTTGAGAAAGTCTTGGAATGATGAACAAAATACTCTTGCATCCAATCCAAATAAATTAGTTAATCAAAATCAAGGAAGACAAAATTTATAGTTGACATTAACAGAAATACCATTTAATATGGTATTATGAAACTCGCATCAATTGAAGTCATAAAAAATATCAAAGTACACCCAAATGCTGATTCTTTAGAAATTGCTGAGGTGCTTGGGTGGCAAACGATTGTTAAAAAAGGTATTCATAAAGAAGGAGACAAGGTTGTTTTTATTACTATTGATACAATTGTACCTCGTTGTGAATGGTCAGAATTTTTGGTAGATCAAAAAAATACCGACAAACCTATTAGATTAAAAAATATAAAGCTTCGTGGTGAGTATAGTTCTGGTCTGGTTATTCCCCTAGGAGAATTTCCACTATTTTTAAATGACCTTGAAGTTGGAAAGGATCTCACTGAGGATTTAGGAATCCAAAAATATATCAAAGAAATACCTGCAAATCTTTCTGGAGAAACATTGGGAGATTTTCCAACAAGTATTATATCAAAAACCGATGAAGACAATGGACTGAATGATCCAGAGTTGGTCGATAGAGTTCTTAATCACGATAACCATATTACTATTACCCAAAAACTGGATGGTAGCTCAATAACATTGATTGTTGAAAATGGAGAACTCGTTCAAGTTTGTACGAGAAATCTTTCTAAGAAAGAAACAGAAAACAACACATTTTGGAAAGCGGCAAGAAAACTTACTATTCCTCAAAACTGGACTGGTACAATCCAAGGGGAGCTTTGTGGTAATGGAATCCAGCGTAACCAGCTTAAATTGGAAGATGTTAAGATATTTGTATTTCAAATCAGTGAAAATAAAAAATACATGACATATGAAGAGATGAAAGATTTTTGTAAAAATTCTTTACATTGTAACGTTGTTCCCCTAGTATCTAACTTAGAAGTAGAGTCCACGATTAAGTTGTGGACAAAACCTCTACAGAAACTTCAAGAATTAGCAGACAAACAAAAATATCCTAGTGGGTTGGAAGGAGAAGGAATAGTAATAAGACCTTCTTCATACCCAAGAAGTTATACTTCTCGCCGTCCACTTGGATTCAAACTCATCAACCGAAACTATAAAGACTAATATGTACAAGCTCGAAAGAAAAGAAAACGAAGGTAATTGGTATGAAGTAATGCTTTCTCCATTTAAAACTAGAGAAGAGATTAAAACATATCATGCAAAGTACAGCAAATACTATCCCAATACAAAAAATATGTATAGAGTTACAAATCTCGAATCTGGAGGAATGAAAGTTATTCGATGAATCTTTACTCTGAATTAGCGGAGGTTGGAGATATTCAAAATGATCTAAAGGATATGACTGATAATATATTAGATCTTTATAATATAAATCCTAAAAAATGTGAAAAACTTTTAATTGAATTAGGCGAATTTAATAAAGAATTAGATGATTTAGAAAAAGATTTTGAATCGTTGTTAATAAATTAAGATAAGTAGATTAATATGAAAAACAAAGATCAACTATTATTAGAACAAGCATACTTAAAAATCTTAAATGAAAAATTAAGAAAAGAACAATTTCCAAATGTAATAGATCCCAATACATTAGGGTCAGAAGAAGAGTCAATAGAAGTAGAATATGATGGAGATGGATACTGGGTAGACCTAGAATACAATCCACCAAAAGTTATAGTAAACGTTGGAGACGATCCAGAAGATCATATCGTAGAAATAACAAAAGAAAACAGTCCAGAGGTGTACAACACCGTTGTAAGTCTTGCTATAGAAAAAAGAGATGAACAAAGAGAAGAAGAGGAAATGAGAAATCCTACAAATCCAAATTGGGATAATCCTTTCAGTAGAGATTACGAGGGATAATTTATATTGACATTTTCAAAAATTGATATATAGTATTTATTAGATAGTTGGTTCCCGATGAGCCAACGGGACTGGGAATACTCGGTCGAAACCAAAATCGGAAATTGATTTTTGACATTTTATTTTAGTAGACCCGCCATGCCTCTCATTTGACATGAGTAGTTTCTAAAGTACACGGCAACTAGTAAATTGATGCACACTTTGGCGGGTGTTTCTTTTACCAAGCGCAGATGCTCGCAAAGCTCTACCGCGATGGGTAACAATGCAATGAGTTCGAAATCAACATTTAACCCATAGGGAACTTCTTCGATTATTAAGTATGCGTCCATAAGATACTTGGAGGACTAATGATTAGAATAAGAGGTCTTGGTAGTTTTTTTAAACTGGAATGTTGGTTTAGAAAACCATCATCTAAGGAGTGGGAGATTGGACGTGGAGAACTGGTAATTAGTATGGACACAATTCAAATAAGCCATACATCCTATTTATAGGTACGGAGATGACCGTGAATTGCGTTTCACAGGATAGAGTAAAATCTATAACCCCTTTAGCTTTAAAAGGCACACCAGTTAATTTTGATAAGTCGGACGGGAATAGTGTGCTGTGCTGTTCTTAAAAAGCTCACCGTTGCAGACTGTCACCAGACTCGATTAGGCAGAGGGTAACAAGTAATCTTCGTCCAACGTGAGAAAAACACGGTAGCCAATGAAGAGCTTTCTGGAATTGATCTTTGAAAATTTATGGGGGTGTACAGGTTCTCGATTTATAATTGAGATCTAAGAGTGCATGTAGAGGATGATAGTTGGCCTCTTTAATAATCTATCAAAAAACTAAATGCAGAAGACAATACTTCTGGTCTTTTAGCTGAAGCTGAATACATCTTCAACAATGCTGACGAGTTCCTCGGTGGCGTTGAAGAAGAGTCGTACGCTCTCGCCGCTTAAAAGCCTAACGGTAATCCTCTAAATCCGTTTTGAATCGCAGAGGTTTTGACGAACTGCTAAAAATCATGTAAAATACATTGCGGAAAGATTGTATACATCTTTGAAGTATATAGGTTGGTCGATGTACCAGATACCTTATAAATCAAATACATTAAAGCATGTAGTATCTTTTAGAGGATATTATAAAGACAGGGGTTCAATTCCCCTCACCTCCTGTTGATTTTTAATACACTGTAAGATAAGTATATATAATATGAAAAAATATTATATATACAAAATAACAAATATCTTAAACGGTAAACTTTATATAGGCAAAAGAGAGCATATTGATCCAATCAATGATAATTATATGGGATCTGGTGTATTGATTAAAGCAGCCATAAAAAAATACGGTTTAAATAATTTTAAAAAGGAAATTTTACATATTGTAAAAAACAAAAAAGAATTAGATGATTTAGAAAAACAAATTGTAAATGAAGAATTTGTTAGTAGAGATGATACTTATAATATAAGATATGGTGGCGATGGTGGTTTCGATCATATAAATAAAAAACCAAAAGAAGAAAGAATTAATATTATGGCGTATAAAGAAAAGTTAAAAAACGGAGAAATAAAAGTCGGTGGAGATAAAACTTCATTCTTTACGGAAGAATCGTATAGAAAGATTAAAGAAGGATCTAAAAAAGGAATAGAATCTTTGAAAAATAAAAGCGAAGAAGAAAAAAAAATAATATATAAAAAAAGATATGAAAAACGTGATTCTATAAACGGTGATAAAAATCCACAATATGGTAAAAAATGGTATGTTGAAAAAAATGCTGAAGACCTTTCAAAAAGAAAACCATATTTAGTACCACCAAAAGGATGGATTACAATTTTTGAATGGAAAGATAATAGAAAAAATAAAAAAAATGGTTGTTATGGGTTTTCTTGGTATAACGATGGAAATAAAAATTCTTTCTTAAAAAAAGATAGTGATGAAACATTAAATTTAAAAAAAGGAAGAATAAATATGAAAAATAGTAATTTCTTATTTAAAGAAAAGGAAAAATAATATTGTAATTTTTTAAAATTGTGATAAATTATATAATATTCGGGTGTGCGGCGAAGCTGGAGTGTCGCAACGGTCTGTAAAACCGTCTCTGTAACGGAATAGTAGATTCGAGTTCTACCACACCCACCATTTTATGCCTCGTTAGCTCAGTTGGTAGAGCGCGATATTTGTAATATCGATGTCATCCGTTCGATCCGGATACGAGGCTGTTTCATAAGTCTCTATAGTGTAACGGTTAGCACAGTACCCTTTCACGGTATTAGTATCGGTTCAAATCCGTTTAGAGATGCCAAAATTTTGCGGAGTCGAACCAAACCCCTTTGGGCTACCAACTCGAAGGGGTTTATTATTTTATATTTATGAGAAAACCAAATTGCAAATGCTGTATATGTCAAAAATTAATATATAGAAGACCATCTCAATTAAACATTAATAAGGTTTATTGTAGTGTTAAATGTTCTGGTATAGATCAAAGAAAAATTAAAATATGTCCAATATGTTCAATCGAATTTACTGGTTCGAAAAAAACTTGTTCTAGGGGTTGCTCCAATAAAACTAGAATAGGAAATATATATGATGGTAAAAATTCAAATAATAAGTATATAAGAGGAAAAAAATTAAAGGAAAAAATAGCACTCAATAATAATGGCTTATGCTATGAATGTGGTAATGATAACTATAATATATTACACGTTCACCACAAACTGGAAAAATGTAACGGGGGTGGAGATAATTTAAACAACTTGATTCTTTTGTGTCCAAATTGTCATTATACACATCATTATGGATATGGGAAATGGAATCAATAGATTTTATTTATAGTAAGTATTCATATGAAAAAGTTATTTTTATTTTGTTCTATTTTATTACTCTTAAACAGCTGTACGGTTTATACCGAAAAACAATCCGAAGCATTATCTCGTTCCGTTTATGCTACCAAAGATTCTTTAGACAACGCAAGATTAGACTTAGCAGATACGTATTCCAATGAATCAACCAGAATAGTAAAACCCCCTAAACAAAGAATAGATATTAAACCAGTTTATAAAAAGAATATCGATAACATTTCAAGTCAAAGTAAGGCTAAACCCACTATCATAAACAAACAAAGGGTTTTAATAATACCAGAAAAATATAAAAACGATACTGTTATTGTTGTAAGCTCGGAAGAATATCAGCAATTATTAAAAGATAAAGAAACTTACGAACAAATAGAAAAAGATAATGCTAATATAATTGAAGCAAAAAAGGAAGTAGATCAAGAATTAATTCGTCAGATGGAATATAATGATAAAATGGTGAAAGATTTAAACATAATGCAAAAGAAATTAGTTGAAAAGGATTTGGCTATTTTACAGAGAAATATTACAATTATATTATTAATATGTATAATTATAATAGCAACATATCTCAGAATAAAGGGAATATTATAAAAAATGAAAGACAAAGATTTAATTTTATTGGAAGACGCATATAGAAGAGTTTATATAGATGATGAAAATTTATTAGAAGAAGGTTTTTTAAAGAATGCAATATTGGCAGCTTTAATTGGATTTACTGCATTTAATGTCGGAGTTAATTATAGTGACCGCGAAAAAAAAGATATAAAAGAGTTCGTTGCTTCTCACCCAAAAACACAACATTATGTTGAACTATATTCTGGTACATTTAAATCGATTATACATGATGATTTTAATATAAAAGATTCCAAAGATCGTGCTACTTTATTCATAATAGGTAATGTATTGGAAAGGTATAAGGATGTGATTAAGGGAGATCCAGAGAAAAAAACATTGGTAATTAACATCATGAGTAGGCAATTTGTTAATGCGAAACGTGCGAGAATTAATCTGGAAAATTCACAGGATGTTAATAAATTAACCAATTCCATAAATCAACAAATAAATTTTGAAATTAAAAATATAAAACCAACTAACTCTACGTTTGACAAAAAATAATTAAAACATATTGAAATATTTTTAAACCGTGTTAAAATTTATAGAAGTAATTTTAAAATGAAAACACTAAAAGAAAAAATCGAAGATATGTTGGGAGAAGATGAAAACGTATTATTAGCAGATGGATTTGATGATGCATTTGTTGGTATAGGTAGACAATTCGGTAGACCTATTGCTGTATATGATAGATCTAGATGTATTGATATTTTACAAGAAGATATGTCCGAGGAAGAAGCCGAAGAATATTTTCAATATAATGTAGAACTTGCATGGGTTGGGGAAAACACACCAATATTTTTAGAGAATGTTAGAATTTAAAAATCCGATACCCGTAATAACGCCATTAGGAGGGGGTTATGCTATATATGTTTCACATGGAGGAACATTTGAAAATGATATTTGGACTGTTGTTATGGAAAAGGGTGGAAATATATTGCATTTTAGATCTGATCAATTAAAATTATATAAAAACGCAACTTTCGATATATCATCAAATGAAAATTAAATTACCAGAATCTATACATGAACTTGGTCTAATTAAGTTTAAAGAACCAATTTATATTGATTTATATCATGTAGATCGTCATAATCATCTAGCTTATTTTGAATGGGACTTTGGAATGGAATGTAAAGTATTTTTGGATTCTTGGATGTTGGAAAGTAGAGTACCAAAAGGAATTAAAAATAAAGTTTTAATGCAGATTCAATATGATCTTGGTCATGCTTTCTTTCATTATGAAGGAGATCCAAACTATACATATTACCATTGGGCATTAAAAGCATGGCTAAAAGATAGAGTTGAT